GCTAGCGGGTCAAACACAAGCATAATAGCAAAGATTACCATACGCACAGCCTTGTCCAATGCGCCATCACCGTCACCAAAAAATATATCTGCCACATACTTGATTGGGCCAACATCTGCCACAAGTTTATTGGATTCTCTTAACAACGGCAAACGTTTCTTGTTAATATCGGTAAGTTCTCTTTGTGTTGATTGTATTTGATTATCCAATCGATTACTTGCCGTTGATGGATCCTTGGCACGAGCAAGAAGATAATTTAATCTTTCTTCTGCAATCTTTTGTTGTTGATTGAGTGTTTTGAGTTCTACTGTATTTGCGCCAGCATCTAGTGTAGAATCAATGTGTGATTTGGCCAGAAAACCAAAAATTCCCATTGAAGTAATAAGCATTAGGATTACCACAGCAATAGTGAGATATGTTTTTAATAATACTGGCGCCGTCTTCCAATTACGATATAACCAAGATGCGGTTACTAATTTAGAAAATTCTAATGCTGAACCCATAAACACAACCGGCCAAAATGCTCCAGAAAAGATTGCAGCTAAACCGACTACAGAATAATAAGCCGATATTCCTGACAAAAGAAATGCGGCAAGAAATACTAGATATGTCATCCGAAAAAGTCCTCTAATGTACTTACCTTTTCTGTTGTCCATTTCATACAAGTTAGAATTACTTTAATTGGCTCAAGAAAGGCTTTCTCAAATTGCATCTCATAATCAATATATTCTTGTAGGCCAAATTCTTTTGGCAATCTACCAGGAAAAGAAATAACAGTATCTTTAAAAGGATTAGGCATTTTCAAATAAGTATATTTTAACTTCTCACCTTCTTGGATTAATGGATACTTCTTAGTAAGATTCTTTTGTTTAAGATAATGATTATATAGAATAGCTCCCTTTACATGGATTGGTGTTCCCAATTTATATAAAGAAAGTCCATCACTATATTTAGCCAAACCATTACAGCCACGGGGTGAGGAGATTTCTTCGGCAGGCAAATTCATAAAATCTATTTTTGCTTGATGTACAAACTTATGAATATCTTCTTCTGTACCATTCATCATGATTGTAATTGCTTCACGCATCTTCTCACGAATTGCCGCTGGAGTAGAAGATTTAATCATCTCCAAACCCATTACTTTCATTTGTGGTTCGTTATACTGGACACCTTCATTATTATATACATTGAGAATGTAACGCTTCTTAGCAGTCCAAATACCTTTATCAGAAAGACCTTCTCGTTTCATTTGCATCTTTTGGTCATATGCATGAACATAGTCTGCAAGTTCTTTATATGATTTATCGATATAAGGTTGTAGTTTTTCTTCACAGATTTTATCCATGAAAGAAATTACTTTTTGTTTATTTGATTTATCCTTAATAAACTTGTCAACCAATTCTCCCATTCGTAGGTAAATTGAATCAGTATCAGAAGCAATAACATAATCATCATTTTCGGTCTCCAAAATTTTATTCATCCAAGTATTAATCTTGGCTTCAATCCAACGAATACTTAATTGTCCGGCAGTCGTGACACCAAGAGCCATCCGTAAATCGTAGAAACGGAAATACTGACTACCCAAAGCACCGTAAGCAGAATTGAGGGAAACCTTTTTCGCCAATTGGATGTTGTTGTATTTGGCAATTCGTTTTTCGATTTCATATTTTTTACTTTCATCTGTTTCATTTTCATATTCTTGTTTGGCAGATAACATCAACTTCTTGAACTTACTTCTATCGGTATACATTTCTTCCATCATTTTAGGTAAGAAACCTTGCATATCAGTACGGAAGAATTGTCCGTTAGGAGTAATTGTTACATTTTGTAACTTAGATGTATCAATAGATTTATTTAATAGTTTTTCGACAGAAACTCCTTGAGATAAAACCTCACGCATTTCTGGTGTATAATTATCAGGTTCAATGAGTGTTTCGGGTGAAATGGAATACTGCATCATCAAATGTGGATACAAACTATTCAAGTCAAAGCTGGCAACATAATGGTGCATACCAACCTGAACTTCTTTAACATAGGCACCTTCAAACATTCCATCTTTTTCTTTAACAATTCTAGGTGGAACAATAATGTTCTTTTCAAAAAGATAGGCATATGTCATTGAATCCCACATACGAGTTTGAGCAAAGATGTCCTCAAAGTTTGTTTTAGTATCGTATGCTAAGGTTACTCCCAATTCAAGTAACTTTAGTTTTTCTTCTAGTTTAATGATGAGTTCAACGTCTTTAATGTTATACTCAATAAACTTTTGATAGTTTAATCGGTAAAGTGCATGTAGGTTATCATATTCATCAAACGAGATTTTACCTTCACCCAATTCAACTTGAGCAATGGCATCCAATCGATAGGATTCTTGTGACTTACCTCCAGGAGCATACCATTTGTATAGTTCAATGTAATCAAGAGATTCAACACCCATGAGGTTATATGCAATCATGGGTCGGCCATTGATAATGGTTTTGCGTTCACCGATGTAATTCCAAGGAGATAACTTCTTGGTTTCATCTTCGCCAAGAATTTTACGGAAACGATTGATGATATAAGGCTCATCAAAGAACTTGGTATTCCATCCAGTCAGGATATCTGGACATTTCTTAGTCCACAATGCCATGAATTGTTTACAAAGAGAATACTCATCTTTGCATTTTACATAAATTTCTTTGCCTTGAGTTTCGTAGATGCCACAACCAAACACATATGTTTCACCATTGAGATACTTCAAACAAATGGCAGTAATGGGTTCATTCGCTTCATAAGGATTAGGAAATCCATTCTCAGAACCCACCTCAATGTCGATTACACCAATCAGAACTTTATCAAAATCATAATCAACCATACCAGTATGCTCGTCAGCAATATAAGCATATTCAAAACGAGTTTGGCCATATATTTTTGAGGCATTAGAAACGCCTTCAAATTGCTTGATAAAATCTCTGGCTGAACGAATATCACCAAAGATTTTTTGGTCAAGGTAATCTCCATCGAGTGAAGTAAAACTGGTTATTTTTTTAGACGGCAGAAAAAGAGAAGGAGAATATTCAATTCTCTCTTTTACTCTTTTGCCATTGATAATGCCTCGGTAAAGAATGTGATTACCAAAGTTTTGTACATTCGTGTAGAAGTTGCTCAAGTTAGCCTGTAATCAAAGATTTTTGTGGAGGAACAATAATACCAGAACCAAAGATTTGATTATAATTAGTAATAAAATCTTCTGCTGGAACATAAGAGTATACTACATTCTTTTTGGCAATGGCGATAGTTACGCCAGATTTTTGTTCACCGTGGAGTGGAAAAGGAGAAAAACCAATACTTGGTTGGCCATCTTTACCACGAACTACTGTAATACCTACGGGATTTTCAAGCACAAATTCTGTTTCAGATTCAGATTCAATCTCACCCAAAACATCTTCGCCTGTGATTAATTTCATTGCAATAATTTTCATAATATCTCCGTTTAGTTAATCTATTTTTACTTTTTCCAATTCTTTTCGCCGAAACTGTTCATCTTCAATTCGTTTAAATTCATCATCTAAATTTTTATCGTCTTGTTCCTTAACAGGATCTTTTTCTTGTGTTTGTGTCATCTACCTCTCCCCGATTTCCTCATCACAGTAGTTTTTGGTAAACTAGGTTTGCTTGCTGATTTATTGGGAATATTAGGAACACGATTGGTATTTGATTTGATTGGTCCAACAGGTTTGTTGGGTTTAATTACACTCATGATATCTCCTTAGTGGTTGCGGAGGATGGAATCGCACCAACGGCCTCTGGATTATGAGTCCAGCGCTCTACTCCTGAGCTACTCCGCTATAAAATTATATAGTCATTATTGAGAATACTGTTTTGTGATTAAGAAGTTCTCGCCTGCGCAGTAAACCTGCCATTGCTTTGACTTCTCCTGTGTTTTCCAAATAGCCTTAGCTTGCTATGTTCCAGATACCTGGTGGGTCTGACAGGATTGTTATCTTCCCTAACAGTTGGGATTGCTTATCCTTTCGTTCACATTCTCAACAATGAAATATTTGGTGGGGTATCTTGGGATCGAACCAAGCATGCCAAAGGCGGCGGATTTACAGTCCGCTGAATCACCATTGATTCTTCTACCCCAAATTTTGGCTCCGGTCCGTGGAATCGAACCACGCTTCAAGGATTAACAGTCCTCCGCCTACACCGTGTTTGCTTGACCGGAATTGTTTTTATCCGTATTGTGGAAGCCCTCTAGATTTTCTACCCTTGCCATAATTCTTCGCTCCAAAAGTATCTTGCTGACTATCACAATTCGGACATATTAATTTAAAATTATCAGGTTTATTATTAGAAGCATTGCCGTCTATATGGTCAACCCATAATGTTATAGGTTTATTTTGCCATTCTGATATTCCACAACATGAACATTGGTAACCATTTTTTTCAGATAACCATTCCCTAATAATCTTCCGGCCAATTTTATCAATCTTGCCTGAAGTCCATTTATCAATCAATTTCTTTCTCGAATGTTGTCCTTGACAGGCATTATTACAATATTTACCATGTGTATTTGGTTTATTTTCACATAGTTTATTACAATTTAAACAATTATAGGTTCTATAAATTGGCATAAAATTTCCTTAGTAGACCTATATTTATAATACATGACTGCTCTACCGCTGAGCTATCAGGGAATTGTTACTTTTGTTTCTCTTTTTTCTGCTTTGCGTAAATTCTATCAATCATATCCAACAATTCTTTTTTGGTTAGTGTTCTACCCCAAGAAGGTGTTGTGTTTGAGTTCATAATTTATTTTGGTGCCCCTTACTAGAATCGAACTAATAATTCATGATTACAAGTCAAGCGTTATACCATTTAACTAAAGGGGCGAAACTTAAACTGTTCGGCTCGTTAGTAATGCAATACGCTTTTGAATTTTTGGCTTGTGTTTATTACGAGCACCATCTAACAATTTTGTTAGTTGCTCTATATTCAAAGGACCTAAACGAGGTTTACCTGTTTTAGTGGTCATTGGATTTGCCTTGCGTGTTTTTTGATTTGAACCTTTAGTTGCCATGATGAAGTCCTTAGATGAATATGGAGCGGTGTTCTGCTTTGCTCAGATAATATAAGAGGGTATCTCACATCGTACTATTACACACCGCATATTCAATACTATAACATTATATTGTGTCGTTGTCAACACTTTCTTGTGGTATATTTTTCCAACCAATTGGTTCTATTTCAATATCGGTTTCTGGATTGGTAACACCTTGAAATACTTCCCAAAGTTTTTCTTTTATGGCAAACTTGGTGAATAAACCAGCTTCATAACCATGTGCTTCTATTTCCCATGGTTGAACCCAATAATCAATCGTATCAGCATCAACTCTCTGGCCTTTCCAACGAGTTAATTTTTCGTTGGTTTCACCGTAAACATATTGCTTAATGTGAACCATTTCGTGAGCTAATGTTTTGAGGATGTCAGAAGCACCAATACCAGAGTGAATTTCTATCTCAAAATCTCTTGGTTTGCCGCTTTCATTATAATCTTCAACGGAAGCATATCCGTAAGCATCAATTTTATTATTGAATTTAACACGAATAAAAATGTTTTCCAACATCTTTTCGGACATCAATTCTTGAGCGTAAAAGTGTGCGGCTCGCTTTACATACGGGCGGAAACGTTGTTTATCGGGACAACCAACTATGCTTAACTTCATTAGGTCTCTCCTTAGTAAATTGACCCAATAATTGCATTTCCAAGTTATACATCACACGGCTTATTTAGTTACGAGCATCTCTCATAATTACTTTAGTTTTGATTTCATCAGGTGAAAAGAACTGTTGTATCAAATCCGTAACTATTTGATTTTCAAAGTCTTTACAACTAAAAACATCGAGGTAAAGGTCGCCATTATGGTCTAAAAAATGACCTATAATGGTTGAGGTTTCTATTAATTGTATCACAGTCCATCCAGCTTTATCCGTACCTTCTGCAAAGTGTACCACTTGAGGCTCTCCAAAAGGTACCATTTCAATCATTTTTACCAACTCTTTGGTAAAATGTCTAAGATATTCAGGATCCGCCACCTTAAACAGGTTGCATCCTCTAACATCAAGAATTAGGTGTTTTCCCCAGCCAGTCATATTTTATCCTTTTTTTATTATTTATGGTGGGCCTTGATGGACTTGAACCATCGACCCAACGATTATGAGTCGTTTGCTCTAACCAGCTGAGCTAAAGGCCCCTTGGATTTACCAACTGCCGTCATCAAACCATATACGAA